ACACACAATTTCTTTAGAACGGTTGCAAATTGACTCTTGGTAGATGAGTCCCTTTAAGTGTTTCCCCCGATTTTGATTTTTGTTTTTTGTTGAAAAAAAAGAGGAGCAATAAATATTGCTCCTCTTCGTTTAGACGCTCGTCATCAATTTTTTAAGCATTTCTGCAATGTTGATGTCGTCCGCCTCTGCGTAGATTGTTATCTCCCTTAGTGTTATTTCTTCAATTTTGATAGCAATTCGCTTTTCATCTTTACGTAGCTCTTTACTCGTCTGGAGTGTTCGGGGTGATCCTTTTTGTACTGTTTCCATAATTCATCCATAAGTTGAGATTGACTGAGTCCTCGCATTTCGCAGAGTGCATCAATTTCTTCTTTGACGTCTTCCGTTACGCCTACCTGCTTTGGTTTAGGTGTTTTTCTTTCAGTCATAACGTTTTCCGTCGGTTAGTCCTCTCTCATCTCTGAGCGGGATTCTAGCTATTCTCGGATGTCAATGCTAGGATGTCCATAGTTCAGCGTTAATTGTCCAGACATCAGATCATTAAATAACCAAATCATATACAGGGTTTATTATGGAAATTGTTTTTAGAGGTACGGTTTTGGGTGTTCATGACGGCGAGTACACAGACCAGGAGTCTGGTGTTACGTCGTTTAAACCTACGGTTGGTATTCAGAGTTTTATTAAAACTAAATATGGAAATTTAGAGCCGGTTACATCTGATGTTAAGTTGTCGTCTAATCAGATAAAGAATGGTTTAGATTCTCACTATATTTCTTTGGTCGGTTCTCAGATTGAGGTTTCAGGTTCTACTGTTCCTTGGTCTTATAACGGGAAAGTTGGTCAAGTTCGTTATTTTCAGGGGGATGGAATCCCAATGGTTTTGGCTGGTTCTTCGAAAGATTCAGATATTCCGTTGCGTAAAACTGGTCAAGTAGTTACCCCTTCCGCAGTTAAAAAAGCGTCATAAAAAATGGAACCAACAAGCGCTGATATTCAGGCTTTGGCTGACGCCATTAATGCAATGACGTTAGTAATGACTGATTTTTTTGCGTTTGATACTAACGTTTTTAATCTCGTGCTTTTTAGTTGCATTATGAGTTATATCTCTGGGCATATTGTCGGGAGAGTAATGTGGCTTATGCGTAAGACATAAGCTTTTAAATCACTAAGGAATCTTTATGTATAGTTCTAAAAAAGAAGCGTTTAAAAAACGAGCTGCTACTGCTTTTGTTGTTGCTGGATCTGCTGTTTTAGCATCACCGGTGATGGCATTAACTACTGATCAGAACACAGAGGTTTCATCTGCTCTTACTTCAGGTGGAGTTTCTGTGAGTTTGGTTGTTGGTGGGTTGATTACGTTGGCAGCAATTTTGACGGGCTTTGGTATTGTGTACCGCTTGTTAGCCAAGTGATCGGCGGCATTTTCGCGATTGCGTTGTTCTTCTCGTTTGTGTACGGGGTTCACTCCGCAAAGTGAAAGATGGGGGCCTATTGGCCTCCTTTTTTATGTTTATAGATATGGCTGGTTTATAAAATGATTCGTTCATTGTTTCTTGTCGTTATGTTGTTTTCTGGCTCTGTGTTCTCTCAAGCTCAATTTGTTCAGTTTCGTTATTTTACGGACTATCCTGGTAGTACTGATTTTTTACCATATTTTCGTGATGATATTACTTGTTCTGGTTATTCAGACTTTTTACCGCTTAGCACTAATTCTAATCCAGATGGTTATGAGAAGGGATCGTGTGTTTCGACGAATTATAAGGAAGATGAATATAGTGATAATGGGGGTTATTACACTTCTTTTTATTGTTTAGAGGCTGACGCTATAGCTGAGTTTGGAAAAAAGTGTGATGGCTCTGTTGTTTCTGCTACTGATCCCGAACCAGAACTGGTTGATGCTGGTGTAACGTATGTTTACGATTCAACATCATCGACGGTTATTGGTGATTATTTTTACCTTGCTTCCATTCAGTGTGATGGTGAACTTTCTGATCAATCATCTAGTAGCAATGTTTCGAGTTATGCTACTGGCCCCTGTGTTTCTACACGTTACGTTAAAACTGATCGTTCTGATTCTGTTAAATCCTGGGTAGAATATGCTTATTATTGTTCCGAGGATGAGGCAAGGATTCAGTTTTCAAAAAATTGTGATGGTTCTATTTATGTAGAAGGGGGATCTAATACAGATTCTTCTGTTTTTGATCCTTATTCTCAAACTTCAGGTAATGAAAATATTTTTGAAGATGAGGGTTGTGCGGATTATTATTCGAGTACTTTTTCAACGGATGTTACGGGGGATTTTTATACTCAAACTTGCACTAATGCACAGGATAGAGCAGTTGGTTTAGTTGAAACAGGAAGAACAGAAGTCGGCTTTATGGAGTATTGCGACCCTTCTACCGCTGCTTCAAACGGCGAATATAAATATAGAAGCCGTATATGCTTTAGGAATGGAACTGAACGACAATGTGAGGTTATCTATTCAAAGTTTAGAGAAAGACCTAATTTGTGTGATGCTGAAGATACTACTAGATGTCAGCGTTATGCTGGGGATGTTCTTACAGCGCAGAATATTTTTGGTATTGATGTAGGGACAGCACAAAATTTTTATTATCCTGCTGGCACTTCCAATCTTTGTAGATTTGAAGTGATTAGTAGCACGAGTGCAGTCGGTGATTTTGATGAACCTGATTGCTCTGATATTTCCTGGCAGTTGATTAGAGATACTTTTTCGAATGAGTATCGTGGTACTTACAGTCCTACTTCTTGTTCTTTTACGATAGAAGATACTGATCCGCCTGTTGTTGTTGATCCTGATTTACCGACTGAGGCTGGTGATATTGATTTTTCCCCTGTGACTGCGAGGCAAGATCAGCAGATCGAGCAATTTGCTAATTTAACGTTGATTGGTCAAGGTTCTGTTGAGCGTCTTGAAAATATTCAAAATGAGACTTTAGAAACAAATAGTTTGTTGGAAAAGATCGAGGGTTATTTGAAACCTGATGACTCTGGTAACGGTGATGGTGAGTGTGATCCTTCGGATAAACTTTATTTGGAATGTTTAGGTGAAGGTAAGATTTTTAATACTGGATCTAGCAGTTATGAGTCTCTTAAAGATGATACTGAAGCGCGTCTAGTGTTAACGAAGCAAAAGCTTAAGGATTCATGGGACAGGATTGTAAGTGAATCCGGTTCTGTTTTCGGTGTTTCTTTTGTTGGTGGTGGTACGATCGAGCCTTTTATTATCAATGTAAAAGGGGTTGATGTTGATTTGGGCTGGTCAAAGTGGACTGATCAGCTGGGGGGGATCGGCAACATTTTGATTATGGTATCTATGTTTATTGGTTTGATGATTGTGTTAGGAGGTAATAAATCATGATGGATTTTTTTCAGATGGTTATTAATTTTTTTACTAATGATCTGTATGTGTGGGGCTATGAAACTATTGTTGAATGGACTTCATGGTTTGTAATAGGAACTATTGAAGCTGAAATCACTTTTCTAGAGTTCTCTTGGGACGTAGCCAAGGATGTTTTGGAAACTCTTAATATTACTGCACAGCTCAATGATGCATGGGGAAATATTGATTCTGGAACTATGGGCTATTTGACGTTTTTTAGGTTGCCTGAGTGTTTGAGTATCATTTTAAATGCGGGTGCTACTCGTGTTGTGATGCAAATGTTGTAGGGGGTAGGGTTATGACTGCTGTCGTACACCACGGTAATCCAGGAACGTTTAAAACTTTTTCAGTGATTCAACATGTGATTGTTGCTGCTTTGCTCGCAGGTCGTGTTGTTGTGACCAACATTCGCGGGCTAGATAGCCTCGTTCGAATAGAAAAAGCGATTGGTAAAAAGTTTCCAGAAAGTGCTGAAATATTGTTTGTGCCTCATGGGTTAGCTGGTTTCAAAGCAATGGCTAGGTTTTTCCATTGGGCTCCTCTTGGAGCTTTGATTGTAATGGATGAGGCTCAGCGGGTTTTCCCTACTAGGTCCTCTTTTAGGCTTTCGACACTTGATTATCCTGGCGGCCCTGAGC